CCAAATACGTTTGTATTAAATAGTGCATCACCAAACTTTGAAGGAGGATTAATTACTCCTAAGTCAAATAAGTCTGGTGGTTGAGGTATATCTGTATTTCCATAATCAAATCTAACTTGTAAATTTGGTTCTGTAATACCTTCTGAACTTGCTGATACTCTTACGTAATGTAAAGTTTTTAAAGTTCCTAAATCTCCGTAATCATAGTTTGGTGTTTCATAACGAGCTAATATATTTGAACCATCAAAGTTATTTCCAGTATCATGCTGATACACATAACCATTAGTATCTCCATGATAATATTGTTCTACGTTATTATTATCAAATCCAGACCCAATTGCTGTAACTTCTAATCCTCTTGTTTCTGACCATTGAAATCCATCTGGTCTTAATGTTCCTATAATTCCTTTTTGTTGACTATTTTCTAAAGAGGTATTTGTATAAAATAATCTATATTGAGATTTATCTCGTAATACAACACTACTTATTATATAGCTATTTATGCTTTCTGTCAAGTCTGTAACTAATGGTTGTATAGCTTTACTAACTGTACCTAACTCAACGTCACCAATTCTTGCTGTACCTGCTATTGTTCTAAAACCATCTGGTGCTAAAAATATTAAGTCACCACCAATCTCTTGAATACTGTATCCACTTAAACAACCTACGTTTTTTGTAACTGGTACGATTGCTATTTCACTTGCACTACCATTTATATTTATAAGTTTAAATATACTATTTGTACAAAATATAAATAACTCATTACGGAAACCTTTTATACCTTCTATTTGGTCTTCTAAAACGATATTACCAGAACCTGTACTTGTAAAGTCTGTAGGGTCTAATGTACCACTATAATATATTGTATTTAAGTTATCTTCTACACCTGCTGCAATTAAATGTTTATCGTGAGTTGTAACATACTTAACATGTTTCGTACTTGTAACAGTTATTTCTTCTGCAAAATAAGTTCTTCCAGTTAATACACCTGAACCTTCCATTCTAAATGCGTAAGGTTTGTTTGCTCCATCTGCTATAATTACTGTACCATAATCAGATGTTGCACTTTCAAATAATGTAAATTGACATTGTCCTTGAGAAGTTCTAGCTAATACACTACGTCCTGTAAATGCACTATAGGTATCTCCACTAGATGCAACACTACTTCTATTTATTTGTAAGTATGTAATACCATCTTGAGTAAAATAAATATTAGTACTAGCACAAACTATAACGCCATCTGCGTATGGAAATACACCTAAAATATTTGTAGTCGAACCTGTAGGTTGAACTGCACTTGTTGTACCAAACTTTTGATAACCATTAATACGTCTGTATCCACCTTCTGTAGATACTTCAAAGTTTCTTAAATCTTTTGCAACTCCGGGAGTTTTAAGTAAGTCTATAACATTTGAAGACTTAACTAATCCTCCATTAACTGCGACTGTATAGGGTTGACTTCTTGGCATTAAAAGTATCTTCTATCATCCGTCATATATGAAGGACTAGGGTTAATTAAATTAGACTTCATTTGTCTCATGCCTTTTTTATAGTCATCTAAAGCAAAGGCTGCTTGTTGTGGACTTTCTTTAAATTGCCACACATAATATCTAGTTCTAGCTGTTATTACATTAGCATACTGGTCTGGTAATACTATTTCATCACTATATGCTGACAAAGCTGTAGGTGCAGAATATGCATAAAAATGCACATTATAAACTTTATCAGGTATAGGACTTAATCCAAACTTACGATGGTCTGGACTACGAATTACATACTGAGGCTCTCCGTAGTTTTGAGAATCTGAATCATCTGCATTTTCTGAATCTCTGTAGTATCTTGTCCAATCTTCTAATGTAAGAAAAGATAAACCTTTTGAAACATAAGGGGCTGACTCTCCACTTACATTTATTGTTGTTAAATAAAAATCATCCCAATCAATAGATGAATAGTCAGTAGTAATACTTGAGCTTCCTGCTTTTAATGTATACCATCTTGTTCCTGCTACAGATGCAACTGTTACATTACCATAGAAAGGGTCTGTACCTCCACTAGCTGCAACTGCAAAGAATGGAAGTTGGGGTTCTTCATTTGCAATATCATTAAGAGATTTATTAATACTTTCTTTAACAAAATTTTGAATACCTTTAGCACTAGCAAAAGTTGCTGCAGTTAATTCAATTTCATTGAGTTCTCTAAGAACATCATTTGTTATATTTAAAAAAGTTGTTGCCATTATTTTTTATGTTGTTTTTGAATTGCAAAGTTAGCTGTAAGACTAGCACCTTTATGTTTTACAAACTTACCTGAATGCTTCATTAGTTTGTATTCTTTACCATCTTTCATCCAATGGTATCCTTTAGGGGCTTTAACTTTCATATTAACAAGGTTTGGCTTTAGGCATTACTTCACCACCATGCTTATATTCTCTTCTAGCATGTTTGTTTCCATCATGTCCTGCAGGACCACCATGTTTTTTATACATACGTCCACCATGACCTTTACCTTTACGAGCCATGCTACCATACATCATTTTTTTTCTTTCCATTTTATTTCCTTAAAAAGAGGAGGAGTCCGAAGACTCCCCCAAATTTATGATTAGTCAATTCCGTAGAATGCACTTACTAGAGCTTCACTTCTAAGTACTTTCGCACCATAAACATGAAGACCTCTTACAATGTCACCAAACGAAGTTGGGTCTCTCAACACTTCTGTTGAAAGAATTGTATTAGCAGTTGCAGTAGACGATATGTGACCACCTAAACATTTACCGGCAGCATTAGATGTGCTTGCAATGTTGTTAGATTTGTACATATCAAATCCACGTAATTTTCCACTTGATACTAGACCATTTCTAATAGAACCTTGACCTGCATTAAAGTCAACTGACAATAATTTAGAACCTGATTGACTTAAGACTTCATAGAAGTCAGGACTTCCAACAAACCATCTTCCTTCTTCAGGAACATTTTGTTCGTCTAAAAGTCTAGCCATTCTAGCCATAAGGTCTAGAGGGTCAGTTTCACCAGAAATACCAAGGTCAATGTTACCAGTTCCATCATAAACGCCCGCACCTAAGTCCGTAGCATTATCAGCACCTAAAACGTGGTCAGGTGATGAAGATGAAACTCCTGAGAACATAGTAGCAATTACAGCAGCATCATATGCATCTTTAAGAGCATAAGCAGCAGATGAAGAAGCTACTTCTTTGAAGTTGACGTGTGACATATTAGTTTCAATATCATCTACGATGAATTTGAAAGCTTTAGCACTATCAACAACCAAAGTAAGTTCTTGGTCTGTTAATCTAGTTTCAGTTGTATCGCTATTTCTTGTGTAATCTGACACAGAGATAACGGGTTCTTTGATAATCTTTACTGAGTCTCCGAAAGCAGAAATCTCACCGGCATAGTCGGTGTTCGTAATAGCTTCAACTACCGAGGCTTTTCTAAAAAAGTTTAAAACCTTTTTAGAGTAAACCGAAGGTAAAAAGAAACTATTAGTCTGTCCACTTACGGAGTTGGCAAAGTTAGCATCAGTATCTGTTGAAGGTTCAAAAAATTGAGCCATGATACATTCTCCTTTAAGTTATAGTTTATTTTGTGATTCTGCCTTCTTGCATAGCATCTGATATTTCCTTTTCGTATTTATCAAAATCTGCCATGCTTAATGCAGCAATCTCCCTTTCTGACCAAATCTTTTCCTGTCTTGGTTCAACACTTGTTGTTTTAGTTGAAACCATATCAGCAGCAGATTGTCTGGTCGGTTTAGAAGATGACTTTTTCTTTTCAGAAGATTCAATTCCAAAATCTTTTTTAAACAAATCTAAAGCACGAGAAGCTAAATCAGCATCATCAGTATTACCTGTTATCCATTGTTGTATAGATGCAGGTTGTTCCTTTGTCCAATCTTGAAAGGTATCACTATTTTTGATATCTTCAAAATCAGGATGCTTTTCTGCTAACCTTTTTAAAGCATCACGTTGCGATATTTCTTGCTCTCTTTGTTGGAGTTGACTAAGACGTTCTTCTAGAACTTTTGCCTTAGATTCACTTTGTAAGTGAGCTACTGTTTCTACCACCTCGTAAACATCTGGATATTCATTCTTAAATTGTTCAAGTTCTTCAGCAGACTTTGGAGTTTTGTATTCAGTTCTATTTTTAGTAGCTTCTTCCAATAACTCTTGTTCTCTGTGCTTAAATTCATTAAGTTTGCTATCGTAATGTTTCTTTAAATCATCATATCGTTTTTTATAGTTAGGACGCTTGTAAGGTTTATCCTCACTTACTTCTTGTTCTATTTCTTCTACACTAGAAGGTTCAGCTTTTGCTTCACTTTCAGGTGCAAAAAATAAACTATCTGACGATACAAAAGGTTTATCTTCTACATTGTGCCATTCTTTTTTTGCATTATAAGGATTGGCTTCTTCTTGTAAGACTTCTTCAGTCATTTTCTTTTCTCCTACTCAGGGCTTCGTTCACAAGGTAGCTCTATGTCGACTAGAGGGCTTGTTTGTAAAGGTAGCCTTTCGGTTATTATTGTGATAAAGTGCCTAATATTTTAGGGTAGCTCTATCGGCTATTAGCTTCTGACGTGTCTTTGATTTGGGTCGAGCATCATTCGTTTTTTAATTTCATCGCCTACAATATCTTTTTCTTCTTGCCTTGCAGCAAGAGCAGATACTGTTGGTCTAGAAACTCGAATGTCTTTTTGTTGAGCAGCCTGTACTGGCATTTCAACATTCTCTTCTTCTTCAATTACACCACCTTCCGCTACTTGTTGTCTTGCATCTGCTTGAGCTTCTGCTTCTTTCATTACAGACATCAAAGTGTCTTCTCCGATTTCTGCAGTTGCTTTCGCAGTAAAGACAAACTCCCCATCCGATAACCTTGCAGGTATCGAATCGGATACTCCAGAACCCGGACCTTCTACTGGTCCAGACCCTGCGAATTCTGTTGCAACGTCTATAACTTTATCAAAAATTATTGATAGTCTATCGTTGCTTTCTAATTGTTCCATTAAGAAGTCTTCTTCTTCTTCATCTAGAGCTTCATCTAATATAAAGTCTAGGTAATCTTTTTCCATCGTTTCATCTGGAACCATTGGTTCTTCCATTGATGTTTCTTCTTCTTCCCCTAACATCATTTCCATTTGTTTATTAACATCACCACCTTCTGCAAATACTCCTCTTCCTTTTAGTACATCAGCTTGTGTAATTTTTCCATCACCTGTTAAATCTGTTAATTTTTTCTTAGCCATTATTATTCCTGTCGATTAATTGCTTCTAGTACTTCATCCCTCAACTGCTCTAGGTGTACCACTAAACGTAGTTTCCCCTGACTGCGGTACATCTCCTGTTCCGATGTTGCCCCCACCAGTGCCTGTACTTCCAAGGTCTTGAGGTGCTTGAGGTGTTCCTGTAGCGGCTCCCATGTCTCCGGGTTGTTGACCAAGAGGGCTAGGTTCTTCGCCTGTTGCTTGTTGAGCATTTTGCATTCCTATAATTTGAGCCATAATAGCAGCTTCTTCAGGGTCATTGAGTATTTCATCAGGGTCTAAATCTAAGCTGTAGGCTAGTTCACTAACGAGTTTAGAAATTTTAACAAAAGGAGCAATAGCAGGACTTTGTGCAGTTTGTAAGAACATAGTAAGCCTTTGGCTTCTAACTTCTTTTTGCATCAAGCTATTTGTTCCTGTAGCTCTAACTTCTAAATCACCTGTAACATCAAGACCACCTTCAAAGAATTGCATATTCCATTGGAAGTATGATTCTCCTAAAGGCTTTAATAAAAAATCATCAAGATTCTTTATTACTGTTTTAATGTTTAGACTAGATGCACCTAACAACATAGACATACCTGAGGCAGTTCTTGTCATACTTTGTACACCTGTTTGTCCATGAGAATAACTAGGTATGCCTGTTTGTTCGTCTGCAAGTTGTCTAAACTTATCAAACATCATCATGTTTTCTGGAGCAGTATTAGGAAACTTTAATCCATATATTGACTGCCCCGGCATCCCTGCTTGTCTTCTAAAGACTTTTCCGGGATACACTTCCATAGATTGTCCACCAACTAAAGCAGACTCATCCACATCAAAAACAAGAGAACCTGCTAGTGCTAAGTTATCAATAGCCATTCTAGCATGTCCATTCATTATTTGTTGAGAATCATCCATATTCTCAGCTACTCCAATACCAAAGAAATTATATGGATTTCTTTCGTATGGAAATGCATTATAAGGTATACGATAAGGAGTAAAAGGATTAATAACTGCTCTTAGCAATTTATCACCGCATACCCATGCATTAATTTGAACTTCATCTAAATCATCTATATCATCAGGAAGTTCAATTCCTACTTCTCTTGCATACTCTGCATCCATCATGCCCCAGTATTCAAGAACTTCAAAGTTACTTACATAGCTTTCATCACTTCTGCTATCATCTTTAAGTTGACTTTCAAAATCTTTTTCAACGTAGTTAGCTCCCATTTGCAAACAACTACGTATTGCTTCTTCATCAAAGTAAGGCATATTGCGTAATTGCCTTAATTGACTTTTGTTCATTTTATGTCTATGAACTATGTATTCACATTCTTCTATATTAGTTGCAGCAGGGTCAGGATAAAAATCCCAACAGCTAACAAACTCTATACGAGGTACTCTAACTTCTAAAGGATTATAGTTTCTTTCTTCTCCTTCTGATGACCACTTATGTAACTTTTTGTTAAAATTAAACGGTCCTTTAACTATTCCTGTACCTAATAAAGCAGCTTCTAATAAAGCATTTCTTATTTCTGCTGAACCATTAGATTCTTCTATTTGGTCATGGATTAATTTTTCCATACGTCTTGCAGCTTTTTCTGCAGGACTTATTTCAGGAATATCTGGAATAGCAGATAATCCTTCTGTTAGCATATCTTCTGCTTTTTCTTCTAGGCTTTCTACATTAGAATATGTTGAACCTGCTCCTAGTACTCTACCATCACCTTCATAACCAACATCAAATGGGTCAACTACATTGCCTCGATTTTCATCTGTTATTTCTATACTGGGAGTAGGGTTTTGTGTATCTAAGTAAGCGTTTTCTTTTTCACCCTCAGGAAGTTTAGTTTCTGATATACCTATAGGAAATTTACCTGTACCAAATATAACATCAACTAATTGACCAAAAGCAGCTAAGACTTTTGTTTTTGTAATCTTTACAAAGATACGAGACTTTTCTGAATCTCTAAACTTAACTGAATTTTTGTAAAGACCTCTGTAGTTTTCGTAAGCTTTTAACCAACGAGTTTCATCAGTTTGTCTAGCATCTTCTGCTTGGGCATATCGACCATGTATAATACCAACAAGATTTTGTTTCTGGTCTATTTCTAAAGTTAGATTTTTTCCAGATTCGCCTTCTACGTCCTCGTAGATATTATTAGCATTTAAAAATGTATTGTCTTCTGCCATAAAATTTAATATCCAAATTCAGAATCAGCAGGTTTATAGATTTCTCTTTTAAAACCTCTAAGTCTTTCTAATGGGTTTTCCATACGAGGTCGACTCATTATCATATATCTTAACGCATCATATGCGTGGTCCGAAGCATGTGTATCCACATCTTCTGGATTTGTTTTTGATAACGGAATACTTTGTAATTCTCTTATTAAGTTCGGACACGTATTAAATATCTGCAACTTAGGTCTTCCGTTTTCTCTTACTTTTAAATATTCGTGTATTTGGATTTTACCTTGAATACGATTTTTATCTGCTCTTCTTAGTTTATGTCCTGCTCTTAAAAGCTCTTCTCCTACAGTTGGACCAGTTGTTCCTGTGTTAGCCCATGCTGCAGTATCTAATACACCATTTACGGAGAAAGGGTCTTCTATCTCCATATCGGTTATTATAGCACCTAATTCCTGACCTGTCAAGCCTTTTCGATACAATTCACGATAAATAATCAAAGTATTATCATTTATATCTAATATTCCCCATAAACAACAGCTTTCTGAAGCATAACCATAGTCAATACCTTTTAGTCTTTCCCAATGAACAGGAAGCTCAAATGGAGGAATAACATGTAAAGTTGGGTCAAATTCTACAAAAGCTGCTCCTTCTGCAACATCCCAATTACCTTCAAGCAACTGTCTACGTTGTATAGGAGGCAAAGATTTAAGCATCTGTTCATAGATACCATCTCTTGCCAAATAAGGATTGTCTGCTAATTTGGCAGGAATAAATTTTCTTGTTAAACCATCATTACCTAAAAAACTTTTATTTGATTCATGTGGCTCTATATATCTATTTTTAACCCAATGCGAACCTACACCACCGGGGTTAGCTGTACAACGTAAGTATGTTTTGATTTCAGGGTCTGTAGTTCTTAAACGAGAGGCTAAGTAGTTCCATGAAAACTCTGTAGGTAAATGGGTTATTTCATCAAAACCAATCCAACTATATGCTTGTCCTTGATATCTGTATACATCTGCATCTCTTTCAAGGAATCCAAACTCAACTTTTGCTCCACTAGGAAAGTTCCAAAGCTTTTCAACTTCTCTAAACTTAGCACCCGGAAATGCTTGTGGATAAAGCTCACGAGACTTATCAATCATTTCTCTAAGCTCTGGCATAGACCTTCTAAGTATCAAGGCTCGGTGTGCAGGTCGGTGTGCATATCGTAGAGGGTCTACTATCATTGCATAACTTTTACCACCACCTGCAGCACCACCATATAAAACATCCTTTTCATCCGCAGCTAAAAATTCTGTCTGTGGTCCTTCATTAGGATGAAAAATAACTTTAGAGTTTTTTATAACTTCTTGGACTGAAGGAGCAACGGACTCTAAATCTTCAGATGTTACAATATTGCTAGTAGTAGACTCCGTTGCTTTTTTTATTACTTCTTTTTCTTTCTTAACTTTTCTTTCTTTTGCTAAGATTTTTTCTTTAGCTTTCTTTATTTCTCTTTCTTTTTTAGCTAAAGCCATCTTCCGCTTTTGTTCAGCAGAGTATCTATATTTACTTGGGGGTGGAGGAGGTTCTAGTTTTTTTATAATCTTGGATAGTCCAACATGACTAATAGACCTACCTGTTTCTTCTGAAAGCTGTGTTGCTGCATCTCTAAGAGTTAAACTTTGGTCTTGTACCAGTTTAATAAACTTAGCTAAACTATCTTGTTGAGAAGGTATAGGTTTAACATAACCTTTTATTTCTGATAGTTCATATCCAAAAGGAATTGTCTTTCCTTTCTTTTTTATATAACCTTTCATATTTGATTATGTTTTCTATGAGCTACTTTAGCTTCCCAGTCTTCTATAGCTTTGTGTATACTTTCTTCTGCAAGAACAGAACAATGTAGCTTTATGGGTGGTAGCTCTAGAGCCTCTGCAATATCTTTGTCTTTTATTTGTTTAGCTTCTTCTACTGTTTTACCTTTTAACATTTCTACAAACATAGTAGAGGATGCTATTGCAGAACCACAACCATATGTTTTAAACTTTACGTCTTCTATTGTATCCCCGTTTAGTTTTAACTGTAAACGCATAACATCACCACAAGAAGGTGCTCCTGTCATTCCTGTAGCTACATTTGGGTCTTTGGGGTCGAATCGCCCGACTGAATGTTTTTCAGGTTCATTTAAAACACTATTGAACCTGTCGATGACTTGTTGAGAATAAGCCATTACTTTTTATTAAAAATCTTATCCCAATTTTTTTCAAATTGTTTTTGGTCACGAATACCTTTACCTCTCATAGATAAACGTCCTTTTTGTTTTGCAAGGGCTTTAAACTTGACAGGTTGTTGGTCTGTTCCTAATTGTCTGCCCATTTACCACTTAACTTTATGTGACCAATACCTAGCACTTAATTTACTAGGAGATGAATCTTGAGCATTATGTCTAGCATAATAACTTCTTTTTCTTGCTTTATCTTTTGCAGATTTAGGATTCTTACCTGCACCTCTTACACCTTGTTGCCCAAAACGAATAGTTTTAATTTTGTCTCCAACTTTAGCAACAACAACATGTGACTTAGTTTTATGACTAGGTGTACGTTTAGGTTTGTTATATCCTGATACTCCTGCTCTTGCAAGTCGAGGGTCTTTCTTTTTAGCCATTATCTTTTCTTTCCTTTATGTAATCCATGACGAGCATGTTGCTTACCTTTTGCAGTAGCTGCTCGTTTCTTTTTATTAGCTGCTGCTAATTTGCTACGACCTTTAGAGGTTGATTTAAGTTTCTTTATCGTAGCTGCAGGTGCATAGACTTCTCCTGTCTCTGAGGACTTTTTACCACTTGGAGTTCTCCACTTTTGCTTTGTCCAACGCTTGAGAGATTTCTGAGATTTCTTAAGTGCCATTACTGTTTATGTCCTTTGAACTGTTGTTGTTTAATCAACTTCTTTAGTTCTTGTTTAGTTTTTATTTTTTGATTAGTTTGAGCAACCATTACTTATAACCTCCACCTTTAGCTTTGTATTGCTTTGCTAACATTTGAGCTTTACGTGCAGACCATTGACCTGCTCTACCACCTTTAGTTCCTGCTTTAATCTTATTAAAAAGATTCTTTCGCATAGTAGGCTTAGTATAGTTACCTGCTTTATTTACTGTTGATTTCTTTTTCTTAGCTGCCATTAGTGTAATGTCCTATCTTCTGCATGTACTTCTTCTACTTCAGATAAATAATTATTAAACTCTTCTTTGAAAGTTATTCCAGTTATTTCTCCTACAATAGTAACACCATGCTCTTCAGCAATTACCTCTGCTTCATCTTCAGTCATAGCAAAGATATTTACTCCTGCATAAATTTTATTACCTACTTGGTATTCAGTCAGAAATATCTTCATAATCTTCTTTTTCTATATCTATTAATTGTTTTTCTGGCAATATAAATATACCTCCATTAACATTTTGATTAATATCTAATCGTTCTGTTTTAGACACCCCGACTCTATCAAGGATTGTCTGGGCAGCTTGTAGCTTTGTATTAGCTTGAGGAATAGTTGTATCACTATCCATAACTTCTACGAGTTTAAAAGCTGCTTTAGGTGCTTCCCTTGCGAGGACTGTTGAGGCTAAATCCACTATTTCTTGTCTAAGACTGTTTATTACTTGGTAGTGATTTCCTGCATAGCCTGCAAGTTCAGCAGAAAGCTTTAAATCTCCTTTAGTCTCTATGAGATTGTTGAGAAAGTCTTGTTGTTTCTCTGTAAGATTTCTTTTTGAATTACTAGGTAAGTTCATATGTTATCTATTATATAGGTGATTTTGGATTCTGTCAAGTTTATATGCAAATAAATTAAATATTGCTTGACAAAAACAGGTTTTAACTGTATAATAATAGTTAGCTATGCCCGGTCATAGCATCCCTATCGAGCCTACCTTGTACTTCTTAGACTTAGAAGTTCCACATACCCCCGACCAAACATTCAAAACAATTTACTCCCTAATACTCTCCACTCTACTTAACATTCAAAATCCTTAGAAATGTATAAGATTGTGCATATATAGGGGGGGAGTAGGGGGTGACTCCTGCCTCCCTATCATATTTTAAAGACTTTGTAAATACTATAAATTTATACAGTATTTTTAAGACTCTTAAAATCTCTAAAATAAATAAATCAACTGGTTAAAAATCATACAGACTTTAAAAGCTCTAAAAGTTTCTAAAAACTTTAAAAGTTCTACAGAGAAACAGACCAAAACCAACAGAGATTTTAATAGTTTATGAAGTTTACTTAAAATATAGGGAAATAATGAATGTATGATATAGGGGTTATACATCAAAGAGTTAAGTACGTTTATCGAGCCATAACAGTACCTTAGAGAGACTTTTAAAAGTTTCTAAGGGTATGACAAGGGGTAGGCAATTTTAGAGGGCTTAAATCGCACTTATGGGCTTTCTAGTTTACAGAGACCTACAGAAAGCTTTCAGACATAAAAAAAGGGTACTGTTTAAAGTACCCCTTTTAAAAGTTTAATTAGTCTTTAGAAGTTATCTAAAAGGTATTCAAATTGAGCTATGTTTTTTGCCGCTTGTTTGTCAGACACAAAATACCATTCTCGATAGCCTTTAGGATATTTAATTCCATTTACTTTTATTGTGTAAGCTTTTGGCACTCCGTTGCTCTTTGCTACTCTTTGCACTTTGACGCTTCTTATTCTTTCTTTCATTTCTTTTTTACTCCTATATTTAAAAAGTTAATTTATTAAATACTAATTTCTAATTCTTTACAACAAAAAAAAAGGGAGGCTCTTAACCTCCCTAAAAAATTCAATTCCAGTTGGGGTTCTGAAATCTCTTTTTTTGTTCTTTGTTAGTGTCTAATTCCTCCCCTTAAATTTTTAAAATATTCTTTCCAATATTCAGAGTTTAAATATGCTCGATTACTGTCTATGTAATCTTGAAAATTGGCGTATGGGTTTTCTTGTCCAAAATAATACCTTTCAGCTTTCATGTCAGAATATTTATTCCAAAAGAAAGATAGTTTTTGCTTATCATATTGCACAAGGTAATAAGCTTCGCTCGCTAGTTGTTTTACTGCTCCCATAAGCTTACCCCAAATTCTCACTTTCCCACCTCTTAAAGCTATCAAGAAATTTCTTTTCAAAAGCTTTTGGAAATGTCTCAGAAGATTTAATTTTAAGTACCTGTAACTTAGTGAATCCGTTTCCTTTGTTCACTTCGTTTAAGCAGTAAGCACGTATGCGCTCGAAAACTGCCTCTTTAGGTTTATTTTTAATTTCCTTACTAGATAAATGAGCCGCGAGAGATTGAACATCTTTATAAATAATCTTCTCTTTCTGTTTCTCTTTCGGCAGTTGTTGTAAAGCCTCTAACT